GCACTTGTCACTTTCACCAACATAAACCTTTGCTCTTTTTAAATATGAATTTATTTTTTTTATAAATTCTATATCTATTTCAGATCTGTTTATCAATTTTATTGCTGTTCTAACGCCTATTTCATTATTGCAGGTACCCTTTTGTAAATTAAAAATATATCCTTCCTGTGCATTTTTAGAAACTTTTACAGGATAGTTATTATATTTTTTCATTTTTTTCTACTTACTAAATACAATATAACACCACCACCAATAATAATTGGTAAATAGTTCATTTTTGTTTGCACTGGTGAAACTTGCGCACTGTCAACAATCCTCTCTACATTTGTATTAAAATCTTGATCTTGTATTTGTTTTTTTTCTTGTGCCTTGTCTACAACATTTTGCACTTGCTTTGCTAGAATCTGTTTAGCGCTTTCGCCTAATTCCTTTGCATCAATTCCCAAGCTAGTAAGAAATTGCGCAACTTTTACAAGTATAGGCGTTGCCGCTGTAACAGTTACCGCTGTAGCCGCTTCCACTACACCTATTTGTCCTTCACTAGGAAAAAATACATCTTCTCCAAGTAATCTATTTTTTAACGCGCCCTGTTCTACTTTGCGCAAAAGTTCGTTAGTGTTGCCGCCAAGATTATTCCAAAAATCGTTAACCTTATTTTTGTTGTTAACAAATGCTTGTTTAAGCTTTGTTGCCAATCCTGTAAAGTTTAAACCAACTAATAAAAGAAATGCCCCGCGTGCTGGTGCCAGTGCTACCTTAACAACTATCTTTTTGGCTGGTGCTTTTGTAATTCCTGTAGTATCAATTTTGGCTGTTGCCGCTGGTTTTGGCTTTTTTGTAAAGATCCCTGATACACTATATAAACTCATTTTTGGGCTTTTATCAATTTTATGAAAATATGTTTTTCTTTCGTTAAAGCTAGATAAAACAGGATCAACAAAAATTTCATTTCCCTGATCATCAATAACTACAGCAAACGTATGGTGTGGAATTTCATCTAATAATCTGTAACTAGCAAAACGGTAAAAAACTTTATTTGTAAAATAACCTTTGCGGCGCAAGCTGTCTAAAATTCCAACAATAAAAAGAGCATAATTTTTACAATCGTTTTTACCAATTGAAATGATTGCGCTAGGTGACATTATTTTTTGGCTGGCTTCACTATCAACAGTGTATTTGATATTCTTTTTAAGAAATTCAAATATCTTCTTTGCAGTTTGAACCGCACCACCTGAATAAAAATTATCAGAAATTTTATCGTATTCACTAGCATAAGTTTTGTGTGCTTCTAGCATTGCGCTAACAATATCTTTTACTTGCTGCTCATTAATCAACAAACGGCGCTGATTGCTGAATGGCGTTAACTTTCCAAGTAAAATATTTTTGTCCATTAGATAGCAGATTTGTATTGAAATGGTGCAACAATTCCGTCAAAATTTGCAGTGCCTTTAATTTCGTAAACAGCGCCTTTTTTTAACCATCCTTTTGTTGCTAGTAGCTGTATAATTCCTATGCTAGGACTTGCAATTACTTTTAAAGTACTTTCGCTTTTTGGCGCTATTTTTTGCTCACTAAAATTTGAAAAATCTGCTACTTGTTTACCAGCAAAATATACTTCACCCTGGAGTGCAGAAATTGTGCCGCTTGATCCTGTTGGGTTCTGTACTTTAAAATTTAATTCAATTTTTTTGCTTATGCCTGAACCAACAATTTTTATTTTGTCAAATAACAATTTTGTTTTTTCACCAAATTGTTTTTTTGAATAAAAAAAATAGGCTATTGCAGCCACCGCCAAACTTCCAAAAATTAAATTTTTTTTCAACTTTCCGCAATTTTTGTAAAGTTATCAACTTTTTTTCGTATTCGTACCAAATATTTTTTTGAAAAAATGATGCAAGGGTACAGGGTCACACCCCCCTTTAGGGGGGGGTGACCCTGACCCGCGTAATTTTCCAAACTGATGACCTTAGGTCACCAACTGACCCGCCATTTTACTTTCTTTTCACCTTTGATAAAAAAGAACATAAAAAAAGGGGCAAAATTGCCCCTTTGTGTTTTCCTAGTTAACCCCCAACTATAAAACGTTGTCAGAAGTACACACGTTGCTCAAATTTGCCCGAAGTTTTGCAATATAGGTTTACATACCACCCCCCTAATTTTGTGCCAAATTTGGCAAAGTTTTCAAGGTTTGAAATGTTGCGATATTTTCGGGGTGTTTGGGCATCCTGAAAAAAAATAATTCCAGTGTAAAGTTTTTGTGCCATTGTTTTGCTTATTTTTGTTGTGAAAAGAAAGTGAATTTGATTAATTTTAAATTCGTTTGTCAAGGTAGGGGGTTATTACTCCCTATTTTTTTGTCCTGTATTGATCGTTATGTTTTACAATTGTACCGTCTGCAATCCATTCTTTTAGGAGCTTTTTAATGCTAGTTAAGCCCTTTCCTGTCCTTTCGCAAAGATCATTTGCTAGTGCATTGTATCCTTTTGGTTCTATTAGTACCTGACGCAATAAAATTGTTTTATCTATGCCGAAAACATCATTGCTTTTATCTACAGGTGTGCTATCTACCTGATACCAATCATTACCTTGAAATTGTATTGAAATGGGGTTGAAATCTTCACTAGACCTTAAAAAAGTACTAGACAGTTCTATTGTTTTTTTTTCCTTGTTTTTTTCTACCCTTAAAACTGATTGGCTTTTACGATCTAAAAAGCTACCTATATGTCCTATACTTAAACTATCTTTTTTTCCTAAGTGTAAAACACAAAGTATTAAAAGATCATATTTTTTTGTAATTTTTTTCAGCCATTGCACAAGATGGAAACTTTCCGCAACATTGTTAAAATCTTGGATCATGTCCAAAATTCCGTCTAGTACTAAAATGCTGCAATCTGGGTTAAGATCTAAATAAAATTCAAGAAGCTTTTTTATGTCCTCTGGCGTTTCTTCCCTCACGCTTAAAGCATCAAAATTATGCGGCAAACTATCAAGTAATGTCTGGCGCCTGATTCTTTCCAATGTCCTGTAAAAATCAAAGTCACTGCTTTCCGTGTCAACATAACAAAGGCGCTTTCTTTGATCCTGAAAATTAATTTTCATGTCAAAAATATCCCATGTAGTGTAAGCGCTGGCAATTGCTGAAGTTATAAAGAGACTTTTACCATTTTTTGGCATTCCCTGAAAACATACAAATGACTGACTGCAGCCAATAGTTTTACCCGAAACGGTAAAAATGGGCTTTTCCGTTTCGGGTATGTGATTGCGCTTGAATTTTTTAGATTCAATTAATTCTTTTATTTCTTCGTTTGTCATTAAAGAAATTTAAGAAATAATTTTACTTTCCTGTTCTAGTTTAGCTTCAATGTAACTACAAAATAATTCCGCCATATCATAAGCACATTTAATACTAAACATTTCATCTTCCTTGTTATAATCTTCAAAATTTTTGCATTGATAAGTAGCTTTTAAAAGTTCTAGTGCAACTAATTCTAACTTTGTCAAGCCGCCTAAAATTACTAATTGTCCAAACTGATCGTTAAATTTAATTGGATAGGCTGGTAAATCTCTGTTTTTTTGGTTCATTGTTATTTGTTTGTTGTTGTATTTATAAATGTATTATTTTCAGTCATTGTAAATTCTGCATTTGGTATATTTATATCTAATTTAATTTTTTCTAATTCACTCAAAATATATTCATATCCATATATTTCTGCTACTAATCCATATTTTTCTTTATACTTGTTATCAATTATTTGTTTTGTTCTAAAAATTGCAGTTTCAATTTTGTTCATTGTTTAATGTTTTTTAAATGTTTGGTTATAATAATCTTCACCTGAAATGTAAAAATTTTTAGAGTCAAAAGATTTGTAATAAGATTCAATAATTTGTTGCCTTTCTAATTCCAACGCCTGCTCACATATAGCTTTAAATAAATTCGGGCAATCAATATTAATATTCCAAAATTCTATTGTTTGCATAAGTTTTTCAATTGCTGTTTGTTTCATAAACTGTTTTTTAATCGTTCAATTTGTTCTTTATATGCTATTGCTGTATTTGCTGCCAGCATTTTTACCATTGCATCCAAACTTAAATGTGTATCACGTTGGTATAAGCTTGTAAAAACTTTGTTGTTAAAAAAGTGAATTTGAATATTATCCAGATCACCAGCAACAATTTTTTGAAGTTTTGCAATTTCTGCTTCATGCCATAGTATAGACTTATATATGGCGCTAAATTCTTCGTAATTTTCGTCGTACATAGTAGATTATGTATTTAATTGTAAAAAAAATATAGGCAATACTATAAACCAGTATGCCTACAGGAACCGAAATGATAAAATAGAAAATAATGGCTATTAGCCAACCTACTACCCTTAACATGGGATTAAAAATTAAACCAACTATCAGCTGTAGCAATTAATAGGCAAAGAAGTACAAAAGCAATGATCTGAAATGTTGTTTTTTTCATTTTGATTAATTTTATGTTTAAAAATTCGTTTGTTACCGTAATATTAATAACATTATCAATACAAAAATCAAAAAACCCAATATTTATTTTAAAAAAAGCACAAAAAAAGGGAATGTAAAAACATCCCCTGTATTCTTCACAGCATAATCTGACCTATAAACAACTATTTTAAAAACAATTCCCTTTCTTTTACCCTTCTATTAACTAAACCCTGATTAACGACCTTTTTTACTTTATTCCAACGTAAAAACTGATCAGCAACTTGTATTTTTGGTTTTCCAGCGTTAAGCATTTCTAGTAAAGTTGATTCTGCAAAAGCTGTTGGACCAATATTATAAGCTAATGATGTTAAGCTGTCAAGTTGATTTTGAGTTACTGGCACCGTCACCAGCTTTTTTATATCAGCTTGCAAATTAGCTGTAATTGTTTTAAGCCAGCGCAATGCTGTTGCTTCTGTAATTGTATCACCTTCTTTAACTTTTCGATTTTCATCTATGTTGTAAGTAGATCCAAAGCCGATTGTCCAAACTCCTCCTTGATCTTTATAAGCTTTTAGTTTTTTTCCTTCAAATACTGCAATTATTGCCGCCGCTGTTGATTTTGTCGACATAAGTAATAAAATTACAATTGCGCCAATAATGGCATATTTTTTAATATTGGCTGTCATGATCTTTAGCAAATAATCCTACTAAAATTGCGCCAATCCCGCTAAATATCTTTGAAAAATCTTTTGTGGCTATTCCATCAACTAAAATAGGTAAGCCAGCTACAGCGCCAAAAACCGTTGTCTTAATGTTGTTAAAAAATCTTTTCATTTTTTTAAGTTTTTCATTTTTTTATAAGTGTACAAACAAGTAAATAAACAGGTAACTGTACTAGCACCCATAAACACTATTTTGCTAATAATATCAATTTCATTCAATCCAACAACAGAAATAAGAACTGTTGCAAATGATCCGTAAAAGCTATGATCCAGATTCATCAACTGATTTTTCATCAATTACTTTTTTTGCTATTACATCAAATGCCGCTACAACTGTATAAACATCATTTAAGCTGCCAAAAATGCCTTCTTTTACTGATTTGTCTAGTATTGCCTTGATGATTTCAAGTGCTTGTTTTTCGCTTAATTGTTGCATATTATTTATATTAAAGGTGAAAAAAAAGTGATTAGATAATTGTTACGTTTATTTGCTCTGCTGTCCAATTATAGATCCATTCATTAACAGAACTTGCAGGGACATTTCCCCAATCAATATATTCCTGTCCTTGGATTTCTTTATATCCGCTGGCTACTTGTTGCGCTGGTGATTTGTCGCCATTTACATCAATTAGCATTGTGAACAGTTGAAAAAAAACAGTTGCAGTTGATAAATAGTTATCGTAAGTTCCTGTGCATTGCAAATACTGTGCTTCGTATTCTAAACCATTTAACCATATTTGTTGCGGCAAAATTTCTTTCATAATTTATTTTTATACTGATGTTATTGTTTCCCATGCTGTAGTATAAACGCAAAGTTTATTTAAAGTAATATCATAAATAACTAATCCTGCAGCAGGAGTTGCAATTGCGTTTTTTTGAGTAGTTGTCATTCTAGGTAATAAAAAACCTTGTGTAGTTGATTCAACATTAAGTAGTGCGCTGGCAACAAATACTCCATCATTAGGTATTTGAATTTTTACACCACTATCAGCGTTAGCACATAAAATTATTCTTTCTGGTCCAGCTGATTTAGTACCATAAATATATACTGAATTACCATTAATATTACCCCATTGCAATCCTCCTGTTCCACCTATACATGCACCAGCTACAGTATTAATTGTTTTAAAAGACATTGTTGTTCTACCAATATTACAAATAAAATTTGATCCATCATTATTTGCTCTAGCTATAGCCGAACCACCAGAGTTTTGTACATCTAAACTAAATGAACCACTAGAACTATTAGATCCAAATATTCTAACATTTCCATAACTTTGAAACTGATATGATGCATTTGGAGTATAACCTGCTCCTGTTCCTAATGTACCTGCAAAAAAATTATTTTCATTTAAACCAGCCTGGTAAATACCCCATCTATTAGTATATGTATTACCGGCAGTAAATTCGTTGAAATCGTTTATTAGTAATCCGTATCTATTTGTAAATGTAGTTAATCCTGCGCCTGTTTTTTGATCTCCTAATATTTGAATATTTGCATAATGTGATATAGTACCACTATTTGCACCGTTTTGTAAATATTGTATTTGATCATTTACTAATGCACGAATATTTCCAGATGCTTGTGTATATGTTACAGATGCACCAGCACTTCCAAAATTTAAAACATTTCGATATAATCCGCTAGCATTATAAGATGTTGCATTAATAGTATTGGATCCAGAATAATTTAAATTGTTGTCCATTAAAAGACCAATTACATTAACAGATGCTGCAGTAGTAATTCCAGAATTAAATGTAAAATCATTAGAAAATGCACTACTTGTTAACGCCGAGGGAGATGTTCCTGTAATTCCGGTTAATGTATTAGTACTAATTGTATTTCCTAAAACGTTTAAACTAGATATTGGAGTAGCTGTATTTACACCTAAACGATTGTTTGTGTTATCCCAAAATAAATTAGCAGAACTTGACAAAGTAGTTGCTGCACTAAAAAAAGCAATTCGTGTAGCTGTTCCGCTTCCTGTAATTCCCCCACCGCCGCTGCCAGCTATTTGATCCCATGCGCTGCCAGTATCACGAAAAATACCGTATGGGCTATCAATTGCAATGAAGATCCTTCCAACAATGCCAAAAGCTGGGCGAAGTGCTAACGTGTCAGAATAAAACATTGGCGTTCCCTTCTGATTAAGTATAGAAAGATCAAGTGTTATCATTATCTGAATAATTTTCTAATTACTGTACAAAGGTTACCTGTACTTACTAATGTCGTAAAAGTAAGTATGTATATTGTTGTATCAATTTCACCATTATTTCCACTTATACGCAACGATTGATTTGGCAATAATTCTACATCCATAATTGTAAAATTAGTGGTGCCTGAATTAATAAATGTAATATCGTTACAATCACTTTCTATCTTCTGTGAAGTATAGAAAACTTTTGTTTCTATATAAAATTTTTGAAATTGACGACCTGTTGACTTGGATAAGCTGTTTTCCTGATCATAGCGCTGGCGCTCATTTAACTGTTTTTGAAACTTAATTTTAGCTTCACTCTGTTCATATAGTTTTAAATGTTCAGGACTTGGCATATATTAATTTTTAAATCGTATTTGGAAAGTTTCCAACAGATCTAGGTTTCAAAAATGGAAAACTATATTTTTCTTTTTTTACTGGTCTATTTAATAAACTTTTTTGAGCATCATTAAAAAGATTTGATTGAAATAAATTTGGATCACTGGATTGAAAAACGGGGGTTGGTTTAATTACTGGCTTTTTTATTTTTTTTACAGCCTGTACAATTTTTTTTAATGGGCTAGATTTTACAACTTCTTGCATTTGCTTTTTTTCTTCTTCTTTCTTTTTTATCGTAATGAGTTCTTTTAATTCGTCCCACGTCGGCAATTTTTCAAGACCGCCCAAATATTCGGGCTTAATCGTTTCCGATTCTTGACACAACTCATAGAACACCATGTCCATATAGTGGTCAAAATCCTCCAACTCTTTGTACGTGCTGGTGTCCACAATCGTCCAACTATTCGCACTGAGGTAAGATTCTTCGTCCCAATCTTCTTCAAGATACACGCTCAGTTTAAGGTAATAGACAGGAATGTCACCTGTCTCAATAAGGATGATTGTGTTCAAGCTATGGGCAATCCATTTATAAAGATCGTCACCTTCCCAACTTTTCCACGTTTCGCGGGGTATGTCGATGAAAGCTACTTTCTCACGCCAATCCCGCTGAGCGCGGGTGCATAAGTCTTCACAGACTAACTGACGAGCATAAAAGTCCCATGTGCCCAGGCCGGTCACAACGTTACCTGTAAAGTAAATT